AAATCAGGTTTCTTCCTTATCGTTGTCTTTCATGTCTTTTTGGATTTGAACATAAGCGTCTGCCATAACAGTTACTTTTCTAAGCGTTGAATGATCAGTGTTGGCAATATCCTTTGGGCTTTTTTTAGCAAAGGCTAGTTCGTACCAATTCAAAATATTGTGATAGTCTGCAACACTAAGTTCTACTTCAACACTCATTTTGGGTACATCACTTGAACGCTTGTTGCAGTAGTGTATTCAGGAACGCCTGTGCCAAGTGAATCATCTGCAACGTGTGTGAATTTTCTGGTGACCACTTGCAAATCTTGTGTCATGCCCTCTTGATCCTTAATGAAATTCCTGCCTATGAAACAGGCTAACATTAATGCCATAACTGTGTCGTCATGCTCTTGACCCTCTGCCCTGTAAGACACGTTGCCTGATTCTGTTATTACTTCTGAAAATATTGAAATTTGTCTTTTGAGTTCGTCTATGTCTTTGTTGCTGTGCTTAGGAAATTTGATACGGTTATTTTGAAACATACGTGCCAACCACAAGACCATTTGATTCTTCGGCATAACCCTACCTGAATTAATTTTAGATTGATCTTTTGTTTCTCTTGCAGTGAATGTTGGAATTACATTAGGAATTTTATGTCTGTATTTTAGTTCCTCAAAAACGTGTTCACCTGTATTGTTAATCTCTACAACGTAATAGTCAAATGGTTTTGTTGCGTGTATGTTTGCAATTAGATTTTCAACTTCAAGATAGTTTCTGCCTAGCCATGTCTTAACACCAATAACAAAAACATTATCCTCTTTGATCTCAATGCCTACAAATGCAAAGCTGTCTTTTCTTTTGCCACTGTCAATACCTGCAATTCTCATTTCGTTGCCTGTGTAAGATTAACCACTTCTTCAACTAAGTCTTGCATTGTTGCAACAATCTTTTTCATTTTTTCAATTTCCGTTTGTTGAAACTCTATTACATTACCTAGTGCTTCAAGTTGTCGTGAGTTTGATTCTTGTGCAGTAGCAATTTGAAACAGTGTTGGTATATCAGTTATTTCCATATTCTTCTACCTCAAAATCTTCTAAAGCCTCGTCTTTAATAACACCAAATATAGATGAACGTGAAGATGTGAACTGACACCTGTATTCTTGATCAACGTCTATGTCTGTACGTTTTAGTTCTTCGTCCATGTCCTTGTTACTGTAAATCCAACCAACTGCACAGGTGTAATCATATTGAATTTTCTTGTAATCGTTTTCTGCCTTAGCCAATTCATAAAAGAAACCACGTTGCCCTCTTGGCGTACTTACAAGAAACACATCAGACTTGTTTGTGTGCAGTATAGGTTCTATGGCATCAAGAACAACGCTATCATCTACGAGTGCAAAATGCCCTGCTTCATCTACTACTACTGCCTTGATCTTTGTTTCACCTCTTATTGCTTCACTGTTAGATGGTTTGCCCTCAATCTCTGTACCGTTATGAAGTTTAATGTTCAAGTCATGCTTGTCGTCTTTTACTGTCCAACGCATTTCATTGAACAACATTTTCAATCTGTTCATAACTGTCTTAGTAGTCTTTTCCCTAGTACCTGCTATAATCAAAATCTTACCACCTTTGTATTTGTGGAAACAATGATACTGCACTATGCGTAAGACAATTTCTGTTAGTCCTATTTGCCTACTCTTGTTGACATGAAATTTGACTTGCTTGTCTGTCATTGATTGCTGTGTGAGGTCTAGCTGATGTGGCATAAACTTCATTGGTTGTAACGTGGCAGGGTGTTGAGGTAATCCTACAATATGTGAAAAACAACATTTGTCAGACTTTGCTAATTGTCCACAAAAAAATTTTAAGTTTGATATGTCGAGTTTAGGTGCTTGTTGTTGGTAACTCTCCTGAAACATTGGCTTTGATACTCTGTCCATTATGTCCATACTCTAACATGATTCTGGTTGGTGCGTCACGTAAAAGACGTATTAAATCTATGGAAGTTTCTTTCTTCAGTGCTTCTGCTTCAAGCTTATCTCTTGCACTTGTTTCATTGGCATTTGATATGAGTTCACATATTCTTATTGTTCTTAACAATCTGTCTTTGGTTAGCAGTATTTCCGTTGCCAATAATTCATTACTTTCCTTTTGTAATATCATTTTGTCTTGTGCATATATTGCACTCATGTGCCATGCGAATGTTCTGTCTGCCATCTTTAGATGTTGTTTAATCTCAGTAGGTGTTGATCCGATTGTAAAGAATCTTCTTATCTCGTTTCTAACTGCGTCTAATTCCTGCTTGGTTTTTCTTTTTTTCATTATAATCGGCAATAAACTGCAATAAAATTATAGAACTACTTTGCCATTCTATCGGCTTCGTGTTTATCCCAAGGAAAGATAACATACTCACTGCCTACTGTTTCTGTGGCGAATGTAACGTCTGGTGGTGTAGCAATTCCTTTTCTTTTGAATAGGAAATAAAATCTAGCGTTCTTGTTTGCAGTGGCTTTCATTTTTTTGTACGTTTTTCCACTGTCATAAATATCGTCTATGATCAAGTCGCCTGACATATCATTTACAAGTATTTTATCAACGCCTAGCTTGTCTGCCAATAAACGTGCAGGTATTAAGCCACCTCTTGATAGTGTAGAAATTGACTTGACTTTGTAGTTAATTTTCTTTGCAAGTATGTTGATGTAATCCTCAATCTTAATCCATGTGATAGGTGCTATTGCGTTAGATTCAACTTCCATCTTTGGATCATACTTCAACGCTGTTAGCAGTGCAATTTCTTTGGCAGGTATGTTTGTCTGTTTTTGCAGTATGTCAAGAGGAATTGACTTTTGTAGCACAGACAGAACAGTGCCTGTTTCGACAGGTGTTAGGTAGCCACGTTCTCTGTTGATTCTTACTGTTAGAATCTTAGCCTTGTCCTCATTAACATCTTCGACAATACATGGAACTTTCTTTGCACCTAGTTTTTTGAGTGCTAGATACCTGTGTTCTCCGTCAATTATGATGCCCTTTTTGTTGATAATTATAGTGCCATAGAATTTGTTTTGCTGTATGTCGTCTTTTAACGAATCGAATATTTGGCTAGGCATGAAGTTTGGATTGTAATTATTTGGCTTAACATCTTTAATGTCTTTCCATACTACCTCATTTGAAAACTCTACTTGTTTTGGCACTCTATCATCTCTATGTGTTCATTAATCTGTCTTTCCATTTCAAGTAGTCTAAACGTTGCATACTGTTGTAGATTTGCTGTTTGTTCTCCGAACTTTATTTTGTATGGCATTCCTTTTGTGTTATGTAGCATACCTGAGTATGAACTCAAATTATTATATACTCTGAAACAAGCTGCTGAACTAGAATCAACTGATTCAATACGTTCACCCACTGCCATGATTATACGAGCATTGGTTAAGCCTAGCAAGTGTATTTTCTTATCCTTTGGTATTATGTCAAACATCTTTTTTGTATAGTTGATCATCTCACGAATTTGGAATTTGGTTTGTGCATAGCCTGAAAGTGCAATACGTTCAGAATGTTTGCAGTAATAGTGCAGGTGTTCGATTGGATCAATCACACCTGATACTCTATGGAAAACAGGCACAACGTCCAAGCCCTCTTTTTTCATAATCTTAAAGTTTTCAAGTGATTGTTCTGCGTTGCCAATAACGTCAAGGTTGACCATTGAATATAGTCTGTCTTTGTTGGCTTTGCAGTATTCAATGTATTCGTTCAAGTCAACTTCTTCTTTCTTCTTCCATGCAGAGTATGCACCTGAATCAAGCATAATGTTTACCTTTGGATTAATGTCTAAAATATAGTCAACAAGATTGCTACTTCTTTCCCACCAATAGGAAACAAGAATATTCTCTACGCCCATTTCCAAGAACGTCTTAATGCCAGCTTTGCTAGCATCAACGAAAAATATCTTCATTTTTTATCCTCGCTAAAAATTCTGTCTTTGCATTTTGATCTTTCATAACGCCCTGCAAGACTTGTGTATTTACTGAAATTGTGCTTGTGTTAATTCCTCTACCATACATACACGTATGAACACAGCTCATTGCAACTGCAACGCCCTTTGGGTTTAATATTTCACTTACCTTGTCAGCGATTTCTTGTGTCACGCTTTCTTGCAGTGTAGGTTTAGATGCTATCGAATCAACTAATCTTTGAAACTTTGACAAGCCCAATATCTTGCCATGTGGTATATAGGCTATGTTGCAGTAGCCAAAGAATGGCAGTAAGTGATGTTCGCAAAACGAAAACAGTTTGATCTTATTTATCACTATCATTTCGTCAGTAGTAGTGTCAAACACTGTGAACTTGTCATAATTACGCTTGGTTTGTAATTCGTTTGAAAAGTTGTCAATACGTGTAATTGTATCAGGTGGGAAGTTATCGCCACCTAACAAATGATAGTAATCCCTAGCAATACTCAATTTCGTCTGCCACCCCTGCTTCTTTAAACCCACTTAGTCTTTTCGTACAAGCAACACATTTGCCACATGATTTGTCACCTGCTTCATAACAAGAACGTGTTAGGCTTAATGGAACGTTTAATTCAATAGCTTTTTCGACTATGCCTTTCTTATTTAGTTTCATAAACGGATATTCGATTTTGATTTTTGTTTGCATGGCTTCAACTGACTTGTTAAACTGTATTAGGAACGGTTCTAAATTGTCAGGAAATATGTCGTCAGCGTTTGCACCATAGTATATTTTTTCAAAACCATGTGCTTGTGCATAACCACACGCCACTGCAAAAATGATCATATTTCTAAATGGCATATAGTCGTCACTAAGATATTTGTCACCTGCGTATATGATGGTCGATTTGTTAAAATATTTGGCAAAGTCAAGATCAAACCTTGTGAGTTTTGTGTGATAATAGTTTGCCACTCTTTCTGCGTTGTCGAGTTCTTGTCTGTGCTTGTGTCCATAGTCAAAGGTTAATGCTTCAACATCATCATGCAGTGTTTTTGCATAGCCTAGTATGGTTGTTGAATCCATGCCACCTGACAGCAAGACTAGAACTTTCATCTTAATTCTAGCACCTTGTGTTGTTGTAACATTATGTTCCAATCAGTTAGATTATGTTTTAGTATCATTTTGCTTATGTTTGTTATATCAGAATCCACAGGTTGAAACGTCTTAACGCCCTTGAAATGAATAAAGTAACCCACGTAGAATTTCAATTCCTTTTCGTCTGTTACTACACATTTGACTTCGTGTGTGTTGTCAGTAATACGATCATCATACTTCTTTTTTGAATACAGCATTTTCGGAGAACAGCAAACCCAATCCATTTCTTTTACTATTGGAGAATAATACATTCCACTTGTTTCCAACTGTGTTTTGATACCGTTTTGTTTTAGCAGTGTAACAAGTTTTGTCAAGTCCTGTTCCAACGGTTCGCCACCTGTTATGCAAACCCATTTGGCATTATGTTGTTTTGCCCTTTTGACAATATCTTCTTCCTTAACTGTTGCATCACTTTCTTTCCATGTGTATTTAGTGTCACAAAAATAACAACCAACTGCACAACCCTGTGTTCTTACAAAGTATTGTAGAACACCTGTGTTTTTGCCCTCACCTTGAACAGAGTAAAATTCCTCATTAATCGCTAACATATTCCATACCATACTTATGAGTTTCTTGAATATAGACATCAATTTTTTTGTCAAGTGTTTCACCAATATGTTTTGCAAGATACTCAACAAGCTGTTCCGTCATGCCTAAGCCAAACAAGTCTGTGATATTCTTGCCCATCATTTTTGCCAACACTGTTTCTGTTGCAAGTTTTACAGTTTTGAAATCAACAAACTCGTCATTCAATAATGGTACAGTAACTATGACAACTGAATCGTGGTCGTGTGGTACTTCACAGCCTTTGTCCACAAGTTTTGTTTGATCAGTAATTTGATGTGTGAATCTAAGTTTAGTCTTATAATGAATTTTTCGCAATATAGTTAATCAAATGTTGATAATATTACAGAACTAATCTCAAAAAACTAAAAAAAAAGAAAAGGGGATTTGAGGTTATCTGGTTAGTGCGTTAATTCCTGCTAGAACTTTGA